GTGTAATTCCTTCATCTGAGTTATCCTGTTCAGGATCACTCATCCATAGTAAGAGTTGATCTTCTAATCCATCCCAGAACTTAGCTCCAGCTGTTCTTCTATAAAGGGGATCACTATCACAAGGAATGTGCATCTCCTTCATAAAAGCTGCAGCAAGCTTAGGGACTATAAAAGATTTACCAATACCAGGTTTTCCATAAATCCAAACACAGAAGGGCACAGAATACTTATCCTTCAGCAAGAAACTCTTAGCATGTTCCAAGTATACATCACGTACTCTAGCAAGCATCTTATCAACTATATTAAACACTGTAGTAACAGACCTTTCCTCAGATTCAGTTCTCATCTTAACAAGCTTATCATACAACACTGTTCCTTTCTTAGCACAATCAATCAATTTTTGTTGTTTCTTAGTGTCAGTACCAATTTTAGAAGAGAATTCAGGCGAACATACCACATTTGCGGTAGTAAGCCATTCTTCTACTTCAGGTTTGATAGTTCCAAGATTCATCAGCATTAATTCACACTGTTGTTTCTTAGAAGCATACCACACGGTACCTTCGCTAATCAGATCAAAATTGTTCTTCATGAAAACATCTACAGAATTTATGTTCCTAAAAATAGCAGTCGTCTTGTTTAAAAGTTCTCCAGGAATCTTCTTCAATGGTGTAAACACTAAACCAATTCCAGCAAGAATAAAAGAAAATACAATATTAAAATACCTTAAACCTACAGAGGGTAATGTCTTAGATTCACCAGCTTGAAACTTTCCAGAAAACAATGAAGTAACCTTACTAGCTAACAAAGCAATAGCATCAAATGAAATTAAGCCTAAATGGAATAGAATTCCAGCAAAACATGAAATCGTAACAGACTTCTTCTTAGCATCTAACATAATCTGAATGTAATGTACAATAGAAGCAAAGCTCTGGATAGGTAAATCAAAAACTCTTGCAAGTTTTTCCTTAACATATCCAAGAATACCGTTTAAAGTATCAGCAGCAGCTCCTACCTTAGCAGAAGATTCATTAAAAGTATCAGCAGCAGCACCGACTCTTAACGAAGATTCATTAAGATTGTCAGCAGCATTCCTAACAGCAGGTACAGTTTCATGAACTTGATCAATTACACTAGGGATTTTTCCTACACTATTCACAGTTCTTGCCATCCTATTACTCATAGAGTGCAGCCACTGCTTTACTGAAGCAGTGGACGCACTTGAGCCGGAAAAACTACCATCATTAAGTGTCGACATAACGGGACCAGGGTTGGTCTCTACATCTCCACTCTCAAGTAATCTTTTCTTAGCTAAAGAAGCAGCATGACTAACTCTAAGCGGATACATCTTAACTCCTACAGATCCTCCTACAGGTCTACTAAAGTATTGTAAACTGGTGTTCATATCAGCAAAAATTCCTTTGGTACCATCCTTAACATAATATGGTGTTTCTAAAATATTCATGGAATAGATAACATTTTGACTCTTTCCTACGGAAGTACCACACAAAGGTGTTCCTGTTGGCCAGGACCAATGTGCAGAATCAGCAGCACGCATGTCAACAACGATAGAACCAAGTCCAGTCTGTTCAGAGGGTATCTCAACGGCAATGATGAGAGTTCCCATGACTGTTGGTCTAACGTTAGTTTGCCAAAACATGTTGTTCTGACTATCCGCAGAAAAAGAAGTAGTTAACTCATTGGGTACACAATTAACAGCAGAAAATTCAGTATGTGTGGGTAATCCTAAAGTAAGTTGATTATTCATTTCTAATGACCTCTTTTCCTTGGCACGCATTCCAGTGTAATCTCTAATAACTTGGTCTACAAGAGCAGGGACAGAAGTTGGACTAACTATGTCAATCACTTTCCAATCCAAAGACTCAGAAGCAGTAAGAATAGGTGAAGTGGTGTTGTTATAAGCAAACATAGGTAATCCATTAACAAACTTAACAGTAGCAGTGCCATTTGCACAACCAACTACACTAACATTAATATCTACAGATCCAGCAAAATAAGCATGAGTTAAAGACAGAATTTGAAAAGCATTAGGTGAATTAATTTGGAAACTACTAGAGCCAGGTGAAATGGTCTTGGTAGGAATTGGAGTAATTGGGATCGCAAACAACCTAACTGTACCGTCAACATCTGATGCAATTTTACCTTTGAAAGTAAATAAGTCATCAAACCTACGGGCACAATCCTTAGGGGTTGGTGCAACACCAAATCCATCCAAAGCCCTACCAACTCTATCAGTTACAACAACAGGGGGTGCAGCAGTATTACCATTTTCTTCAACAGTATTAACATCATCTTGAAACTCTCCGTCTTCTCCTAATTCCATAGGTTTATCCTCATAGATACCACATTCATCATAGTCTTGTTCTTCATCATACTCTATGACACTTTCCTCTTGAAATTCACTTTCTAGCTCATTTTCATACTCTACTTCCATCTCTTCATATTCTAAAACATCATCAAAAGATACAAAATCAGGTTTCTTAATTTCTACTAGTACAGGTCCATCATCTTTCTTAACACTTAAATCTAATGGTTTCTCATCTTCTTCTAAAGGCATAGGCTCATCATCATCTTGCATTTTTCCTTCTTCTACTTCAGTCAGACTAGAACTAGTTAGCAAAGAATTGCTACATACAGGTCCAGAAAACGCAGTAGTAAGATTTGAAACTCTAGGACAATAGAATTTAGAATCATCTGAGAATTTACTTGAAACTACCAAATTTATATGATCAGCACACAAAGCATTACTTGTAATCTTATTAACTAGTGAGACAGTGAGATAACCATATGATATCATAGGTTCTCCAGTTTCTCCTTTCAAAATCATCCTTGGTGTATTATACGGGAAATAGCGCCATGGTGAAATGACAGGAGCTTCAATGATCTTAGCTACATCTTCTTGGAAAGTTACTGTTTCTCCTCTAGCTGAAAGTGCAATGTGCATGTCAGGTGCAGGAAAAGTGGGATTAAAAGCAAAATTTAAAGTTACAGTTTGCATTACAGACTTAACAACTAAAAACTCATACAACTTAGTACCTTGCATATATTGATATGCAGAAGCAAGCATTCCTCCAGGTGTTGGTTTGAAAACTCCAGAATCTAAATCACTAACTCCATCAAAACTCATACAACCATCAATGATAGTAACAGGAATATGAAACAAAACTCCAGGTTGTGTATTAACAGGTATTTTAGCAGCAAACAGAAATCCAGGTCTATGAAAAGCATCAGTCAAATCAGGGTCAGAATATGAAACACCTTCAAAAGGTGATTCATGGTTTGAATCATCAATGTCCATCACAACTACTTTACGTGGTCCTACTCCTCCAGGAAAGTTATCAACACTAAGGGGAATAACTCTTGACTCAGCCGCAGGTGGGGCCCAAGGCGCATCAAGTGTTATCCCTCCCAGGATTTTAGATAATCCTCCAGAAACAATAGAACCAACAGTAGAAGTCAATTTAGCAGGGTTGGCCAAATCAGACACTGTTCCAGCAATGTTGGAAACAGTATCTAGCACACTTGTCAGATCTTGAAATTCTCCTTTATCCATAAACGGGTTGAAATCATTTACAATGTACTTAATAGCTTCTTGTTTAGCATCTTGTTTTGAAAAGCAAAATTTAGTTTGATAACTAGCATTCTTTCTACCATCATTAACTACAGCTTTAGCACTCCAGGTCCTTGAATGTGGGGGTCCTGAACTTGTATAGATGTAACTTACTCTAAATCCTTCCTTATTACATAAATCAGTGTATTTCATAGAATATTGTACAAAAGGTCTATCATCGTCTTGGAAAGAACCATAAGCGTACGCAGGGTCCCAAGACATTGGTACGTTCAGTGGCCTCTTTCCTTCTCCTCGTAATCCTTCAAATCTTACAAAAATAGTCAGATCAATTTCACTCTCAGAACCAACTCCAGCATCAGGGGCAATAAAATTAAAATAAGCAAGTCTTAAAGCAGTTTGTGGAACTATCATATTACTAGTAGTACTAATAGAAGCAGTGTGGTAACTCCAAGGAACTGTAAGTACAGCACTGTTTGATTCAGTATAAGAAACTTTAACATGTGGCATGTTGAAAGCTCTCACTTTATCAATTTCAAGCTGTGACTTAAAGAAATCACTTCCATCTCCAAAACGTAACTTAGCAGGGTACAATTGTTTAGGTACAGCAGTAAGAATTCCTAATCCAGAAACATTCGGCGGGGCAGAAACAGACACATAAGCGTGAAGCTTATCCCAAGAGACAAAGGCAGAAGAGTTAAACAAATTCAAAGCAGGGTTGTAGGGTGTAGTACCAGTAATACCAGGTCCATTTAACAAATCAAGAGGGATTTGCAATTCAATGAACTGGGTATCATCACTAGCTTTTAATGAAAAGGCACTAGCACGGATCCATTGGTCAAAATATTCAGATTGTTCAACAGGCACATCTTTCATGTGTGAACGGTCATTTGAAGTAGTAGGGAAAGAGTTAACAGAATTATCTCTCTCACTAACTAAAGCAGTATGAACAGAACCAGTTGTTACATTCTGAGCATTAGGTCCAGAAGGTCCTCCTTTAACAATCTGAGTATCATCTTGCAAAGTAGGATCCAAAAGACAATCTAACGACAGGCTGTTGAGTGTTAGATTGCAATTGGATTCTTCAAAATCGTCATCAATAAAGCATTGCATGGGGTCGTCATGGTGTTCTTCAAAATTGGTGGTTGAAAAATTGGCGAACGAAGACATGTTTAAAGAAAATCGCTTGTGTTCTTCAGTGAGCGGTTTTATGCTAACCGGAGTATCATCAAAATGAGTGAAGGCATCAAGGCTCATAAACTTCTCCCTAGGATTGGTTACCATTATCGGGTCCATCGTAAACTTGCGTCGATCCGGTGTCTACACTTTCGTGTATTACTAAGATCTTACCAGCGGTAAGAGAGCTTAATAAACTCAAATCTCAACTCAATATCACTATATCCGTCCAGCGTCGACGAATAACAGAAACGTTCTGCTACCGGGTACAGAAAATACTACATTACTAGCAGTTGCCGTCAGTAAACTTACGGCCTAAGAACTCTCAAAGTGCTCCAAACAGATACACTGAGAGTAGATAGGCATAGATAAAACTAATAGGTCCTCATTGGTACTCGTTCAAATACCGTGATTAAGTGTTTAACAAAGATCACTATTAGAATAAGTCTATTTTTACGCAGAGGTTAGACTTGACTTTCACTACGTTGTGTAATAAAATCTATAGTACCATCCTTAAAACGGAAAGTGTTTAAAGCCGAAACTTTTACAATCTTTCCGAGTCGTCAGAATCCAGTCAACGCGGGGTCGTGGG